CAGGCACAAGAATTAAATTACAAGTCAAGGGACAAACATTCCTAGAACCAGGTGATGTCATATTCTTTCGTATTAAGTCAATTGACGCCGCAAACAAAACTGAAGGTAAACCTGATCCTCAGTACTCTGGTCGCTACATCATTAGTAAGATCAGACACAGAATTGCCAATGAAGTGTACAAACAAGTATTAGAGTGTGTTAAAGATGGTGTACACAAACCCTTTAGTATGACAGGGGTTGAGTCATTCCCAGGCAAAGCAAGTTTCGATACACCACAGTTCGAGGATCTATACGAGACAGATGGCTTCACAGACCCATCTCCTAACATCCACGCATAGTATCACAACAAGAGACAATAGTCAAGCACTTTCTTATCTCCTCTCTATCCCACAGACTCTAGAAGATTTTTTCCTGAAGGGTCTCCTCCCAATACTTTAATACAGGTCGCTCAACGGTTGCAGTATAAATAGTCTATATGCTTAAAACAATATTACTCTACAGCACATTCATTATCATTCTATGCTCAGTTCTATCCTTCGTCATCATCGGGGCACATGAAAATCATAAACAAATGTATAAAGTATCATATGCGAAGTAAACAAGAGATAGCGGATGAAGATAGAAAGGCAATTCTAGAGATTGTCTGTGTCCTGTTAATAATCTGTATATTGATATGAACAAGAACGCTGAAGCAATACGTTGTTCATCCTGTGGTCATCTATGCCATTGTCGACCTGTTGGGAAGTATGCAGACGAGTTTACAAAGACATCTGTGCTATGCGGGTTTATACACGATAGGTTTGATATACCCACTTGTAGTTGCAATACCTGTGTACATATTGAAGCCAGTCGACTGATTAAACAATGGGGATTGATATAATGTATGAGAGTCTGAATTGGAAAAGCGTAGATATTTTATGTTGGATTACAAGGGGTTTCGAGTTACTTGGAGTGTCACCATCCCCCATGATCCCCCATACACCCCCATGCAATGAAATGCTCGTTAATGACGGCTGGTCAAGTGGACTTAATTTGCAGGGTATCAGCAGGGAGAAAAAATAGTTTATGGCAAATTTTATGGGAAAAGAAGGATTTCAATGGTTCGTTGGTGTCGTAGAGGATCGTAATGATCCTAAAACATTAGGGCGAGTTCGAGTCCGTGCGTTAGGATATCACACGCCTGATCTCACAAAACTTCCCACAGCAGACCTGCCATGGGCACACCCAATGAATCCTATTACAAGTGCTACTGTTAGTGGTGTAGGGCAGTCCCCTATAGGGTTAGTCGAGGGCAGCTGGGTGATAGGTTTCTTTCAAGATAATGCAGATGCTCAGATGCCTATTATCATAGGGTCTTTGCCAGGGGTGCCTACAGCACTTTCTTCCCTCACAAACAATCTAGGATTTCAAGACAATACAAACGCAAACTATCCCAAGTATCTCGAAACAGATATGAATCGTCTTGCAGTCAACCTCAAAGAGGATGGTGCTGAGACCAACCCTCATAGCAGCCTCACGCTTCGCCGTGCAGATGTTGACCTAGGAGTATCGATTGCTGACATTGATGAACAGATTGATATTGCAGGGGTAGGCAATGGGAGTATCGAAGTTGATCTAGGGGACAGCTGGTCTGAACCGATCACTACCTACAATGCAGAGTATCCAAAGAATCATGTGATGGAGACAGAGGGCGGGCATATACGAGAGTATGACGACACGATAGGTGCTCAGAGAATACACGAGCGACACGCTGCTGGTACTGGCTATGAGATAGATAACGATGGCACGAAGATCACACGAGTCAAGAAAGATCAGTATCACATAGTATCAGCTGATGACTACATACACATACAAGGGGACGCTAAGAGTACGATAGATAAGGGTCTTAAAGTCTTTATCAATAAGAATGCTGAAGCGGGTAACAACTATAACATAGAAGTAGGTGCAGGTGCAAATGTAACTGTACAAGTCAATCAGGGTGATATCAATATGGTAGCAGTCGATGGCGATATCAATATGCGAATGAGTGATGATTGTAATATAGATGTTGGCGGGAACTTTAATGTAACAGTTGCTGGTAACGCTTCAGAGACAGTCGCTGGTAAGAAAGATGAGTTAGTCACAGGCAACAACACGAAGACTGGCTCGCGTATTGATCTCAATTAAGTAGATCATTTGTAGCCTGCTGGTTTAGGTGTGTGTTCGCTATCTGAGCATAATAGGTTTGAGTATGTTAAGGGATCTGTTGAGGCCTAGATAACAGCAACAGGACGCTTTTACTTCAGAATTTTTTCTCGTGGGAAAAAACAATAGGAAATAGAAATATATGAAAAATCGAATGACTGGTCTCATGTCTTACTTTACTTCAAAGAGTAAAGCAAAGAAACTTGATCGTATGTTGAATCGTAAGTTAATTAAAGCAGTTGATACAAATGCAAATGGTACATCAGGTTATACAGTCAAGAGTGGTCCTAACAAGGGTAAAGTCTTAGGACACATTACTGTTAAACACCCTAACAAAGTATTTACAAAGTCATCTAAAGACATAGAAGCATATAGGGATTCATTTGATGAAAGAGAGTGGCCACCTAAAACGAAGTTCGACTAAGGTATAAATAGTAGTAAGATATCAATTTTTTTTTCGGAGGTAAAATCTAATGAAAGAGTCAGATATAGTACTACACAGGAATATCGATAACAAGATTATCGAGTTATCAAAAGAATATCATCACGGACATGATCTCATTCGGGATCTCAAGAAAGTCAAATTACAACTTAAAGATCGTATTGCAAATCAACAGAGGAAGTCAAGGCAACTTGAACTCTTTAGAGAATACAAGCGAAAGCAGGATCATATCGTGAGCATCGACAATACTAAACTCGCAAAGACAGAGCGAAGGGATCGTAAACGCAGAAGAGCATTAGAACGTAAGGATGCCTTATATAGAACACATCTATACAAATAGCATTGGTTGCTTGCTATTGTTCTCTCTCTATGTTATAATAGCTATATGGTTAGAAATATCATTAAAGACATTTACGGAAATGAGGTCCCTGCAGGTATATCTTTTACAGATTATTGGGATCAACAACACAAACTAGAGGCGTTATCAAATGCTGAGAGTATTCGTCAAAGGGAAGAACGGAAGAATCGTATGAGTACACCTACGGATGCTGATTCTTTGAAAGATGGAAGTCAGAGCGAGAAAAAGATCGAGAAAACTAAAGATGATATGCAAACTGCATAAGTGCCTCCGATGTAATAGAAGCCATTCCGTTTAACTCGTTTTTCGATTGATTGTTTTAAGTGTGTCATTCGTAAATTATTTAGAACGAAATGATGTGATATCTACTAACTATTTAGTGTCATTATGACAAGTAACCAAAAAAAATCGGAAAAATCTTTTTCAACCTACGAGAGGTATAAATAATACTATGAGTAAAAATAAATCATTTGGTGAGCGATTACCAGAATCAACGATTGCTGATAAACTCTTTCGAGCTGCTGCACAACGAGCAGCAAGAGAAGCAAAAGAGAAACAAAAGAAATAACTATGAAATCATTTAAACAAGTAGAAGAAATTGATGCTATCTGTGAAATGAAGTATCAAGACTTAGAGATTACTGAAGCAGAGTATCAGGGCAAGACTGTCAAGTTGAATGACCCAATACGAGGTGGAAGTAAGAAGTTCTATGTTTATGTGAAAGATGGTGATAAAGTCAAGAAGGTATCATTTGGTGATACAACAGGTTTATCAATTAAGCGTGATGACCCTGCACGAAGAAAATCGTTTCGAGCAAGATTTGATTGTGATAATGCAAAAGATAAAACATCAGCAAGATATTGGTCGTGTTATCAATGGCGTGCAAATGCACCTGTCGATAACTAAATCTTAGGGATTGATCTTCTTATATATAGTATGTAGTTTCTGCTAAGATCCGCTAGATATAGCAGTATTACTCTTCACCCTCATCTACATTGAATGAACGATAAGACTCTAAGTTCTTTCTTACCTTTCTTCTATACAAAGCATTCATAATGTAATACAAAGGATATAGCAAGGGAAGACGATAGTAACGCTTTCCTCGAACAATCAACATATGCCATATCCAACTTCCTTCACTATGACTGAAACCAACACAACCTTTTAACATCTAAACAATCCCATCTTTCTCTGAAGATAAATGTTTCCAACTAATAGGAAAATCTTCTCTTAGCTGTTCACTAATTGCATTAGCAACAAATCTTGTTTCTTTTTGTGTATCAGGTTTACATCTTAAATTACACACACGAGCAAATGCATATAAAGTTCCTGTCCATATCCATTCTGTTTGCATAGAAAGTGGTAACACAGTTCTTGCCTGTTCAGGTGCAACATCAAAGTAAATGAGTTCTTTGTATATTTTAACAGAATTTTCTATGTGGTCACTATATCTATTTAAAACTTCTTTAGGTAAATCAATTATACCATCAGACCCTTGTTTAGAATCTTTAGGACGCCCTCGCCATAAATTTATTTTCTCAATTTCAGGATCATCTGAAACATATCGTCTAGAGACTTCATTCCAAGATAATCCAACTTGATGCTTTACTAATTGTCTTGCGACATATATGGGTGCCTGTATTCTGAATTGTGCTGTAGCATGAGCGAATGGTGACCAATGATCGTGGTCAACAAGATACTTAATAAGTTTTTCATCCTTATCAGTCATCTCCTCAGCAATTTTAGAATACGAAACTCTGGCTGCATTAACAACAGTAAGGTCATCACCCATTGTATTTAATAGTTCTACTTTCATTCAGAAACACTATCAGGATTTTGAGCTCTTTGAAGTGCTTCGTAATCCTCTTCTGTTTTCTCGTCATGGTAGAATAACATAAGAATTGTATAGTGTAATGATTTTAATAAATCAGCACGATTGTATCCTTTCTTCTTACCATATCGCATAAGGTACTTAATTGAATTACCTTGACAAAACTCTTTGCCGATATCTAAGTCTTTTAGAATTTCTTGTACTTGTAGACCAGACTTATTACTATAGTGCTGACCGTAAGTACTATCAATGTATCTTTTTAGTTCTAAGACATATTGACCTTCTTTAAATTTATGTGTATTGTCTTCCATTATATTCTCCTTCTAGTTCTTTTTCATATTTTATATTTTCTTCTTCTTCATCAAATGAAGAAATCACATCTTCATTAACATATTGTCTAGCAAGATGAGCCATTTCATAGTTATCAAAATCACTCTCATTCATATTTAAAGTTTCTTGATACAAAAAGTTTGTTAATGATTCATCTGTGAAGTGACCATTCTCATAAGCATTTGCAATCTCAGCAACTGATTGACCTATATCAATCATTTCTTTTGTTGGTAATGTAAATTGTAGTTTTTCCATATTATTCTCTCCTTGTTATACATAATAAATTAATAGTCCGATCACACTTGATGAAAAGGTACATACATTCGTGGTTACAATTGCATATTCTTTCCATGATATACCCACACCAAACCATAATAATGAAGCAGTCATTAGAGTAAACGAACTCAATGGGTGTATATCGATTGCAGCCAGAAATACTCCTACCACTACTGCAAGAGTACCTAGCCA